AAGTGACCTTCACCGTCCACACCTCGCGAGGGCTTAAAACCACTTGGTGTAGATCGGGCTCTATCCTCCATTCCGGAAGAGCGCACTCTAAAAATTGTGACCCAGGGAAAATATTCCGTCGCGAGCGCGACGTTTCAAAACCCAGGTCCAGGGTTTTAGTGTCGCACTCGTTCCGCGGTTACCTATATTAGGCACCGCCGGCCAGTCACCAGCCGGTATCAATCTACGGCAAATCATACATATAGACTACCGGAGGACTCGTATAAAAGCCCAAAGTATAATCGTCTCCTGCAGCGCAGTAAGATAATATATAATTATAACTTGTAGATTGATTATTTGTCATCACGTCCATGGAATGCCATTCCATATCAGGATTATCAGAAGTTGGAGTTTGGTTAGAATTTTTTCCAAACGCAAAACGCTGATTCCTATAAAATGGTAATTCAACTTCGATAGCAGGTTGTACATCCAAATCAGTCGCGTAGACTCCTCCATTCTCATTAGAAAAAGCCTGAGATAATTCTGTGGGATTAAAACCATTAACATCCGTCAAGGGAAGACGCTCATTTCCCAATGGGCGCCTCCCATTCGGAACTTGTGGTACCCTATTAACGAAACCTAATCCTTTAGGTAAGCTCGGCGCTCTGGCATGAGAGCCAACATGCAAGTACTTCCACCTAATGCCACCTCGTCTCGCCACATAGCACGGTCCATACCATGTTACATGCGTACACAAAGCAGCATTTTCCGGGTGCGGGAGAAAAGGCTTGTCGGGGCCATTTGGAATATGACCGCGTGGGGCAGGATAATCAGGGACAGTACTCCTGATCATAACGTTTCCACTTGGATTCTCAGGATTTGTTATAGTAGTGTTGTCCAGTACGGCTTTATAAAAATTATATCGCCTAACTAATACACGTAAAGAATCAAAAGTCTCACCAAAGTGGAGTTTAGATAATTCTGGGGACGTATTATCCGAACCAAATGGTTCCAATGTAATCGCTCCAGCGCCGCCAGCCTTATTACCCGCAATCGCGATAGGAGAAGACATACTCTCCGAAGAGAATTCTTCAACCTTCGATTCACTTGAAAATTCCTCCTGGCTCCAATGAGTGGACCACCGAGCAAACTTTGTATCACGACTGGCTACTTCAAAACTAGGTGCACCTTTCACAAACCAATTAACTTCAACACTCTCATCTGTTCCTCCATCAGGGGAGACAAGGTCATTGACCACGTAAACAGCCAAAACTCCATTAGAGACGGAAGTTTGATCACCGAGTGGAAGTTGAGACGTTCTACTAACATCTAGACCGGGAGTATACTGCGCACTAGGGACATTAGATCCTGTGGTGTGCACCTCCCTAAAAGCAATATTTTGATTCCATTCAACTGTAACCTCAAAATCTTTAGCGTCACTCAAATCGATAACTCGATTGTACGCTGCGGAAAAGCCGGGAGCAGAACCCAAACCTTCTTGCGGTTGATATACAATTCTCAACCTTCCTCTGTGAAAAGCGGACGCGACAATAGAAAATCTAAAAGTCAATCCACCTCTCCAAAAAGAGAAAGGAATCGTAGCGTATCCGACTGGAGGTAACAACATTCCGATATCATAATCTCCAGATGTAGCTTCAAATTGCTTGAATAGGATAGGGTGTACATGTGTATAAAATAACAAGGTATCAGTATTATCTGTAGTTTTCCACTCAAAACGATCCATATAAGCTTCGCGACCAAAGAACGTAGACAGATGCATATCATCGCCTTCAGATTTCTTCCCAATAACATCGTGATCGATAGTAAGCTCTTGCTTGCCAGTAAGAGTTAATTTATCAACAGCTTCCGCAATGTCTGCGTTAGCCATATTACCTACATATGTAGGACGATATTTATGAGGAGGATCTATAACGATAGGTCTACACCGTCCAAATATTTTCGCGATTTCCGCAATTGCACCGGCGCCTAACTCGGTAGCTAGGGCGAATGGTGCTATTTGTGGAATTGCCTTTAACTTCCCAGCTGCACGAGCAATACTAGATGCAGGCGCGGAAATAACCCCACTATATTCATCAACTTCAGACTCAGAACTGAGTTCAGGCTGTTGAGCTGTAATGGGGTCATTAGCACTAGGAGCTACTAATTCAACATTTTCCAAATGTGCGAATACAGTAATAGTAGCAACAGAGGATACTGGACCAACAAAAGATATATTCTTGAGAGCATTTAGTGTGTTCAAACGCAATTCACCCATATCCGCAGGATCACTAGATCCTTCAGAGATTCGTATGTAATTGCGATTATAAACAAAGGGTACGCGTAGTTCACCACCAGTAGATTCACAAAAATCTATCTTAATATGTGGTTGCTGTGAAAGCATTGTATTTTGGTGTCCAATTGGTATACGGTTAAAATCCTCTAAAGTATCTTTATAACCAAAGGGTGTGTACCCTAAGATCATTTTGCCGTAGAAAAATGGTCCACCATTCACAACTGCTTGCAACACCAGATCAGCACGAAGATATTCATAGTTGGCTATCTTCTTGTTAATCATGGGGTGTTTAAGAAATACATCCCACGGAGCTATAGTAGTACTAGTTCGATCGTCTAACGCAATTGACTCGCGCATAACCCTAACAGGCCTACTAAGAAATCTTCCCAGCTCGTGATCATTAGACACACAGTCAGCACGAGTAGGATCCGTTGAGGACATAATCTTAACAGCAGTTTGGTCAACATTAGAATGAAGAGCGAGTGTCTCATCCTGCTGTATTCCAGATAGAGTATCTGAATTTCCTTCAATTGTGTCCTCCACGGTGGGTAAAGCTCCACTGCCAGACTCAGAAGAAAATTCAGACTTCAAACAATGTACGCACATGCCACAAGGCGGTTCCGCAACAACGCAACTGCATTCTGGACACGTGTGTACAAAGGGAACATCGCCTTTCAAGGGTTCTGAAGAACTCTCGGAAGACAATTTGTCGGTTGTTCCTTTTTGTCGCTTTAGAGCTATCAGAATTCCTGCCACCATCCGCATTAATTCTGCAATTTCTCTCTCACGATTATCAAGTGGTTGTGTTTCCACTTCGTCCGACGGAGTTTCCTCAAGCGTCTCTAAAGATTCAGATGAAAATTCACAACATGTAGTTTGATCTTGCACTCTCTGTACGGTCGAGATATCAAATTCCAACGATCCATCTCTGGACTTATGTAAATGAACCTGAGGTTGCCCATCTCCTTTCAGGTGTGTACCATTTGGAGATTTTCCCACACAACTGGCAATATTTTCCAAGCAATTGCCAACAGCTTGTAATTGTGTAAATGTAGAACCGACTTATCGCTATGTTTATAGTCGATCTTAGCAGTGAAGTCATGGGCTAAGTAGACTGAAAGTTCTATGGAAAATGTAATATACAGGGTACGTAAAAATATACAGAACGACAAATAAATATGAAATACGCTAAATCACTAATATATACACGTCAATTTCCCGTGGGAACAAGTATGAGACTGCACACTCCTATAGTTTATAGACATTGGTGGTCTGTACATATTTCTTAGCAAAAGAAATAAACACTTAATATATAAATACACAAATATACAAAATACACACATATAAAGGTGATGGAAGAGTCCCTACTCCTCCACATCAAGCACGTATTCAACACCGTACTTAATCATCCAATCAGCTTCCCTCTTATCGAAAGAATCAAAAACTGATTGGGACACCACATCACTGAGACCCATCTCAGTGATGACTTGGATCATCTGCTTCTGCCGGAGTTCAAAAACTCCTCGACCATGGAACCACCACTCGCGTAGTGCTCCATCAATAGCCTGACACGCAACCTCGGTTGGAGAAACAGTTGATGACGCAAGATTTGAATGAAGACTCTTAAAAATCGAGTCCTCGCCTAACATAGCGAGCCACATTCCTTTGTAACGACGGCCAAAATTATCCACATACGTGAACTTTGGCTCGAAGCGCGACTTCCTTTTAAGGAAATCCGCTTCAGTGTGGTTAATCAAAGGGACTGACTCCGCTTCCTTCTCCGCCATGGTGTATTCAATACCTACAGAAGCATATACTTTTTGCATCTCAGTATGATTATACTTTGGAAAGTCGGGAGAAATACCCATCTTATTGTCGTCACCATAAGTCAACAAATGTACAGCATCTTGAAAGTTGCCTTCATATTCAGGATAAAGAGTAAAAAATACACATCTCTGATAAATAGAATTCACAATCGAATTAGTGTAAACTGTACCATTTTGACCGGATGGATTAGATCCATATAGCTTAATCAATTCGCCATTAAGAGACATCATCGGATAAGCAACATCAGTAGCCATACCACGAATGATCTTGCACTCCTCATCAGAGTAACCGGCCAATTTTGCAATTTGTTCTACGATATAATATGAAATCAGAACCATTCTAGCAGACATATGTTGATCATAAGCCTTGAAATCACCAGCAACAATCCTATCAGTACCAAAAGACGTCAAGAAACGATCCAATTCGTTCCATGCACATCCTTGGGAATTAACACCTACCGCACACTCCGAATAGATAGGGGATGACGAGAGGAAAGCCCAAACTGGTAGACACGAACGTCTCAGATTGTATTGTAGTGATACAGGGGCAGCTTGGAATACACGGGTCTTTGCTTTACTCATTTTTGTTGGCTCGTCTTTAGTACAAGCTTTAAAAATTGGAAAAGTTCTTTTACCCATTGCATAAAAAGTCCTTGCTGTCTCGGCAATCGACATGGTAACATAATCTAACATGCGGGGACACTCACGATCAGGAAATACCTCAGGATCCAAATCAACCAAAAATTCGCGTTTAGGGCGATTTACTGGAAAACCCATAGAGGTATTTGGTTTCATAGCATCAATAAATTTAACTTTATTGCCAGAAGCAACAGCTACAGGATCCAAAACACGGACCTGTCCTAAAGCTGCCTTACCGCGAGGTGTCTGTGCATACCGATAGATCTGATTCAAGTAATCGTCGATGGATCTGTCCATAACTTCCGTAGGAAATTCTTGGGTGGCTTCAGACACACCATCTAGATACTTTTGATAAGGAGCCCAAAGTGGCTGAGAATTCAATTGACCTTTCCTTCTGCAATTAGGTGGTGGTCCCCATTGATTCTCAATGCCACAATGCTTGGCAACCGCTTCAGAAATTGGTGATTTGATCACACTAGACTTAGGCTTAACAAAGTGAGTTGAAGGCAAAGTTCCATAGACATCAACCTGTGCCTGTTTTTTGTCAGCAGACATGAAACGAGTAGGTGATTTCTTAGAAATTATTTCTTCAATAGGATATTCAATTCCGTAAGCCTCACTCTCATAAACTCCGGTATTAGCAGCTTTAACATGAGAGGGATGACTCAACTGGGTGTACTCGATAGCATCACGAATCTCTTGTTGGATAAGTGCACCACCAACAGACATTGCTCCCACACAGGTAGTGCCGGCAAGATGCATTCCAGCAATAAAAGATTTTGACTTTGTATCAGAAACATGAATAGCTCCGCACAAACCATGAAAAGATGGGAGAGTCATGCGATAGAGAAATGCATTCGCATGTTTATGTCCCTCCTTAGTCGTCAAATACGTCCTTTGTTGAAATTTACATTTCCTCTCCATAAGTGCTCCTTGTTCATCTTTCCACAACATACCAGTCGTAGTGAGATGTGAAGAGTGGCTAGTTGGGAAAAACTTAACAAGATCCTTCATATCACCGGAATTTCCGATATAAACGAGTCCTATATCAGTTGCACCAACTCTACCAACAGGAGTACAATCAGCGGCAGTCAAATCAACATTGAAGTTCTTTCCACTAACACAATTACCTCCAATCATCTTAATACAAAAAGTTACTTTATTTCGGGGGCGCTCGTGATATGGGATTAGCATCATATTGGAATCGACAAAAAGACCATTGAAGGAAGCCTTACGTTCACGAATGGAGTCGAGAACTGTAACACTTGCCAGTTGTTTCTCTACACAAAACGAGATATCATTGTAAGAGTGACCGTCTTTTAAACCGCCAGGAAGAGGGGCAATAGGGACCGATTTCCAAACATTTTCAGTCAGTTCCGTCAAATCTTCATTGAGAACTGAACTCGACTGAGAAATTGGCTTCCCTAACTTCGTAAGTCCACTCATCATACGATAAGCTGAGTACAAAGCTAGAACTCCGACCGCAAAATATACAACCATCTTACCAATCTTCTTTTGTCTATCATTAATTGAGTCAATTAAGCGAGGAATGGTGTCATGACATGCATTCAAACGATCCCATAATTGTTGTTTGCGAAAAGAGAACATAAACATGTTAGCTCCAATAACAGAGGACAACATGGAGTAAGATCGTAACGGCAAAAACACATTAGTAGCAATACAGGCACCAAGTCCAAATAAATTTAACAAACCAAACATCCGTTTATTTTCCTTAATTGTTCTATATGAAAGAAGATGATTCATCACACGAGAACGCAAGACAAAGTTGGGTAAATATCCAAGGACGTCAAAATTTGGAACGAAGGACAATCCAGAAATAGCAGATCGAATATCTTCATATGATTCAGACAACGATTCAGAATTCATGGCTTGACAGCATCGACATGTAGACTTGAAAACGCCGTGCGGGCACAAAATTTGATTATATACCTTTTTTGAAGAAGAAACTACACTTTTCTGAGATTCGACATACTGGGGAATATAATCACGGAAGAGCTCCAACAATTCAGCAACTCCTACACGCTTCAACTGTTTACCTTCACGATCTTTAAGATAACGTTTAGAGAAATGTTGATGTTTCCTATTCTCTTTAGATTTGTTCTCGCCTATATACTCATAAATATCAAATATCCAAGCATCGGGAAAAAAGTTATCTTCCTCTGCTGACGCCCTCAACTTGGCACCATTAATAAATGTAGTTCCGGGTATGCGCCAATCAGGACGAACCGTTGCCTCAATATGGATGTTAAATCTACGAAGCACGGAAAGCGGTTCTAAGGAAAAATGTCGAGACATACTTTCCATATCGACATTTGTCGTGGCGGCTAAAACACGCGGTTGTAGTGCACGCTTTCCTTTCAATTCTGCTTCTGCCATTATAGCAGTACGCTTAATATTATTATTGAAATTAATAATATTAACTGTAGGATTAACGTCAACTGTATCAGGGTTAGCATTGCCGAGATCATCGAGCAAAACAGCCTGAGTATGTCCCTGATAGTCAGAATGATACTTATCCATTTCATTCAAAGTACAAATGACATCCGGATTAACAATATAATCTTCCTTACCCTCCTTTTTTGCACAAGTCTGTAGAGCAAATGTAATTAAGTTATTAACAATCGTACTTTTACCAATACTAGAAGTTCCTTTAATAACAAAAGAAAATGGGGCGGGACGTAAACCGGATTTACACTTATAAGCTTGAGTGAATTCAACATGGCACCTCTTTAGAGTTTCCAATCTGCGAGTGATTAAATATCTTTCTCCTTTAGGAGCAGCCTTTAACAAAATCTCGCAGTTTTCGATACAATTAAGAAGGTCCTGTTCATAGTCGGACTGGTCAAGCCACGGTGAAGGAATCCAATCTTGCTCACGAACATATCCTTGTTGGGAGGTAATGCGAACATAATCTTGATCGAATTTCAATCCATCGTCCGTCGACATGAAAAATGCACTAGTATCACCATTAGTAAAACAAGCATATCCTTTTTCGACTAAAAACTTCAAAGTATCAATACACACTTCTAACAAATCAGCACAGTTTTTATGTCCTTTAGCAGCATTGAATCGAAATAAATCCATTCCTTTAACAGAAACACGTAGAGTTTTGGTATCGGAGAGGAATCCCAAAGCTAATACCGTGGAAACCAAAGCTGAAATTTGATTGAAGAGTGGAGAAGATCTGACATCTTTACTTACTGTAGAGAGAGCTCCTAGAGCATCTCTAAATTGCAAGAAAATATGTTTCTTCTCTTCTGACGCAGATTCGGATGAAAACTCGGACAGATCGCTATCGGAAAAGTCTGACAACATGTCGTCCGCTTTATCGCTGAACTTTTCTGTAGTCAACTCTTTATTCACGAAAGGGGACAACAATAGAGCCATCACCTTCTCTTGGGTATCAACCCCGAAAGCAATTTCGAACAAAGTTTTAACTGAATCAACCTTGCACTTACTTTTGAGCCAAATTGTCATAATCGACATGAATTGTGTCATCGAGGTACAATCTTTAAGTGCAAAATACAATAAAAAGAAATCCTCAATTAAAGCTAAGGCCTTTTGGGTGGAAGCTTCGGAGTCTAGATTATCACGGAACAAACGGTACCGATGGTACACTTCGTTACAAGAATCTCGAGCAAAAGCTCCCAATGCGGATTCAGAATCCATATCTTCCTCCTTTAGTCTGCGCATAGCGGCTCTTTCTTTAGAACCACATTTCTTAACGCGATTGAAATCCTTTTGACGCTCACGCGCCAAGGCTTTCATATGTTTGTGATATTTCTCCCTACGGAATTCCTTCTCCTCAGATTCGGAGTAGAACTCATAAAGAGCTGGGTCTGCGAAGCCCAAATCACAGGCAGTGAATTTAAGAAATTCACTATCAAAATAGTACCCTGCGCAGCAAGGGTTCTCTAGAATAGTACCGAAATCAGAAAGACAATCAAACATAATATATTAAAGTCCAATTGCCTGTCTGAAAAGATCGATACCAAGAAAAGAAAATCTTGGAGATGATCAATTCAGGCATACCATAATCTACTCAAAGTGCATTACGTGGACATCGTCTCAGATAATCCATCACACTAGTTTCGAGATAAAGTGCTTTCACATAAAGTGGTAGTCGTGGGTATTGGGGTCATTAAGCCCTCACCACCTACAATCTCCTAAGAGATAAAGTTTACTATATCTTATGATATTAACAGGCGACGTGATCCGAAGATCCCGTCTTATTTGGGTGTGGTAACGTTTTAATTATATAGCCAGTCACCTAGGCTGAAATACGATTAGACAGGGCAAGCCATGCATCTAAAAGAGTTTAAACAGAGTTTATTCTTATAGGCTATCTCTGGTCATTTTTCCATAATGACATGGTGTTTAACATCACCTCGGAAGGGGATGTGAATAAAACATGATGTAGAACATAGAGTTCACATGAAAGATTCTGGTGAATCAGTCAATAAATAATATCAATATATAAATCTTAATTCTATTGAGCTAGTTAAATTCAAGTTATAGTACAACTAGATTTTCCCATAGTACAACTGTGTAGTTGTCGAAAGTTCAAATAATAATCGCTTGGTTAGCGAAGATCTAACAATCTAAATAACAGGTAGGGGGGGGTTCAATTTATCATAATCGTTCGTAGATATAGGGCGTTGAGTTTTATTCTCAAATCACACTTGATAAATTTCGTACATTATGCTTAGAAAACGAACTAAACAACGAATAACAGGCAGTTTTGCCTGAGATCCAGAAGTTTGTAAAACATTCAATAAGCAAAACGGCGCGGTAGAGCGCGAAATCCATCAATACGAGTGTAGTACAGCAAAAGCTGCACTACAC